TAAGGCACTTTGTATGCCTTACCATTTATTGTTACATTCATAAATCCCACAGGTGAAGCTGGAAGTTTCCCCGACCCCTGAGTTGCTGTACTTGAACTGCTAAAATTTAACAAATTAATAAAAAACTGTTGCCATGCCCTAGTAGGTCTTTTTGTTGTTCCATCCAAAAATTCCGTTTGTGGATATGGATTGTTTTGTGTTGATCCAAAAGTATTAATCATTAATTATCCCCTGAACTTGCTTTTAAGTTGGCAGAAATAATAACCGCTTTAACAGGGTCTGTCACCACAACTTCAAACACACGATCTCTTGACCAACCAAGCCTTCTCCATCTAGCTCGGTTTTGATACGCACCTATTGCACCAATACTTGTCCAATGTTCATTAGACCAAGTAGAACCACCATCATTTGACCATCTAAGCATTGCTTGAGGATTTACCCCAGGAGGCGCAATATAAGAACCCCCAGCTACCGCAAAACCAGCAATTGCAATTCCCGCAGTTGCATTGGTGTTAGGCTTGGTTTTATTACCTTGCAGTCCTACACCTGGTTGAAACTGTATCTGCAATTCATCAAAGAATTGTCTTTGTAAATCTGTTGTAATGTGTGGAGTACGTCTTAATCTGCGAACTTCTTGACTGTCATCCGTATAGTTACTAGGGTCTAGTTCGTAAATCTTTCCGTTTTGCCAATCACCAACTAAAACAATTCCCTGAAACTGAGTAGCACAATTTCCTCTATGCCTGTGATACACATTTGAATTGTCAACCCATTGCCATTTATGCCACAGACCAGTTGCAATATCAAATGCCCATGTCAAATCAAGCGTAGGAAACGATACAACATAAACCTCGTGACCTTCTAACTGATATGTCCAAGCAATTGCATCGCCAATGTATTGATTGACTAAAGTGTTCTCTACGGCATGAGTTGAGATTCTGACAGGAACATATCCGTTCATCAACACAATCGTACCTTGCCCCCTCAAATCCCTTGAGACATAAGCAAATGAATCTCCAACCCTAGATACAGAAAATTTAGCCACAATTCCATGCTGAGTATTTGTACCAGGCACACGTTGGAAAGGAAAAGGAAAAGTACCTACATCAACCCAAACCTCAGATGATGTTTCGCCTAATAAATATATCTCTCTGTGATCCACAATAATGGACACCAAATTATCAGGTGAGCCATCTTTAGAAGCAAAAGAAAGTTGTGAAGATATTGGAGACAATCCGTTAGAAGCACCCCATTGCTGTGTTCCAGGATAGTTATACACAAAATAGTTATCCACAATATCCACCACATCAGCGCCACTAAAAGCACCATCAGATGTTGGCAATATTGAGAAATTTAACGCATACATTGTCTCTGATCCAACAGTTTGCGTACCTGATACTGTATAAGTACCAGCTCCACCAGAACCAGAACCAAAAGTCAAAGAAAGTATTAATCCTGTGCCAGAACCGCTGGTTGTCGTTGTAACAGGAGTAGATGGATTCGTTGTGTAACTTCCACCAGATGTTTGAGATATTCCTGTCACCACACCAGCTGAAACGCTTGTAACTACATAAGTAGCAGGCTGAGAATAAGTGCCTCCAACCACCGCTACAAGATCATTTACCGCATATCCTGTACCACCAGAGGAAACTGAACCAGATAAAACTATGCCTGATCCAAGTGCCGTTATTACAGTATTTGCATTAACTGAAGTTCCTTGGATAGTCTGACCAACATATAAAGTACCAAAAGTTACTCCAGTTACAGTCAAAGTTCCTGACCCCAATGAAGCCGTAATAATCGCACCAGAAGCTGCCGTATTCATTGCTTCTGAAGCTACAGTCTGGGATATATTAACAGTCCAACTTGTGCCACTACCTGAAACAATGACAGTCTCAGGAGTTACACCTAAACCAAATACCTGTTGACCAACTGCCAATGCGCCAGTTTGTAGATTGTTAACAGTTAAAGTTGTACCTGAAATAGACCCATTAAACTGCGCTACTCCAGGATTAGAAATGCGCCATGTATAACGATATGTTCCGTCAACAATATAGACGTTTACTCCGTTATCAGATATTCCAACACGACCAGTAGTAGTCCTGAGTTGACCGACCAAAGACGGAGTAAAGTTAGAGGAAATAACGTACACGTATGGCCCGACCACCGCCATACATTGTGAGCCACCTGAAAGAGTCCGTAAGCCTCTGACTTCTTGTTGGTTCTGAGAAACAATCTTTGTAGTCAGTCCTGGAGTTGGATAAAGCGCAACTACCCCTCGATCTCCTTGAGGCTTAGTAGGATCAACTTCAGGTCTCCAGTTGATACATTCTTGAGCATCTTGGTAGATTGATGGTGCTTGGTACGCTGCTCCAACAAATCCAAAGTCTGGCATTTATGCTCCTACCTTTGCTTCTAGAGCTGTTACTTTTGCTGATAGTTCTTGGATTGCTTTTATCATTGCAGGAATTAAAGCAGAAGTATCAACTGCCCAAGGTGTTTTCATTGTTCCATCTTCGTTATCTACTCCAGGAGTTACACACTCAGGAGCAACATTTTGCAATTCTTGGGCAATCACACCAAAATCAACTTTGTTTTTAGTTTCAATCCAATCAAAACTTTTAATTTGAATGGAATCAATTTTTGATAAAGCAGATGATGCTTCAGTTATATTTTCTTTTAATCTTTGGTCAGAAGTTACGTTATAAGCAACAAGTCCTGCGCCACGGTTATAATTTATAGAACCTCTTGCAGTACCACTACCTTCAGTATAAAAAGTAAAAAATACGTTATTTCCTGATGTTGCGTTATTCCAAACATCAGCACAAGCCGCAGATGACTGTAATAATATTGTTGTTTGACTTCCAGAATATATATTTGTTTTGTAATTTCCTGTGTTTGTTGTAGTACCAATTAACAAATTACCAGAGGCATCTAAACGCATACGCTCTGTATCGTTTGTGGAGAAAACCAAAGGTATAGAACCTCCTGTATCTATAAAAGCAGAACCAGAAAACAATGAAGATGCGGAACCACCCATGCCAATAGACATATTTGCACCAAGATCATTAAAAGCGGCATAACTTGAATAACCCGTTGATAGTGTATTTTTTACTCTAGTAACTCCACTTGATCCAGATGTTTGAACATCTAAAGAATAAGCAGGGCTAGTCGTACCAATACCAACCCTTTGACTTGTATCTATTGTTACCGCAGTAGTTGTTCCATTAGTCTGCAAAGTTAAAGACGTACCACTTTTAACAATAGGTGTGGTTACAGACGTAGTTCCCGCAACTGTAGCGCCAGAAATAGCGCCAGAAGACGTTACGTTTGTAGGCGTAATAGTAGACGCTTGGAACGTGCCAGAATAGACCGCAGAGTTGACATCATTGAGCCACCCAGCGTCTATGACTGTTTGATAATTGACGAATGTTGTTGATGCCATTTTTTATCCTATAAAACTATCTAAATAATCTTTCAACCTAAACAATCAGCGGAAAAAACCCCCGCTGAGGATCCAGCCTGCGTCCCTCGACCGACTAGAAGTAATCACTTCATCGTACCTAGAAACTGGAGGAGGTCTCATGTTTGTGCGCTTGAGTTCTGACTTTGCTTGAGCAGCATATGCTCCGATCATTTGCAACTGTGTGCCGTTTATCTTGCCAAACATGGGCATGAGTCGCTCTGCAAGTAGCCAACGTAAAGCATTGGTAAACCCTTGCGGAAGAATCATTGTGTCGTTTAGCGTTGCGTATCTTGTGAACAATGTGTCTGCAAACAAGTGCATTTCACCCTGAGATGGGTTAGGCCACACAAAGATATTGCCCAATGTTTCTGTTGGTTGGTAGTAGAACGCTTTAGGCCAAGGCCCTGAAAGTGTCTTCAATCCAATCATTTGATATTGCCCATAGTCCAAAACAGACAATGGATAATCTAATCCACCCTGATAAACAGGTGTACCATTGGAGTTGGTGTTTACCCTAACAAATCCTGAATTGATAGCTAGTGGACGTTGAAAGTAAAGCTGAATCGTTGTACTTGCAACTGCTGACGAATATGTCGTGTTAAGTAAATAAGTACCCGCTTCATTGACTTGACCACCAGCGCCTGTCAAGAATCCTACAATTGTAGTTCCTGTCGTTATTCCTGTTCCTGACAAAGTTTGACCGACTGCAACACCACCAGAATTGATGGATGTAATCGTAAGGATATTTCCTGATATTGATCCAACCACTTGAGCGCCAATTTGACCGCCTGGCCCGATTGTGTACTGAGTTTGACCTGGAGTTATCGGGAAAATAATCTCAGTCTTGTAAAACGTCATCATGGATTCGTTTGACAGCTGGTCGAGTAAGTCGTTGAGCATATCAAACGCATCTTGCGCTTCGTCAGGTGTAGGGGTTTCACCAGAAGCTATTGCCCCTATGTCTTTCATCGCCCTTGTAATAATGTCGATTGGCATTGTCATAGAGACACCTTAAATGTTTCAGCAGGCAACCAAGGCATTTTTACCTTTTCTTTTTTCAGATTTTCTAGTTGTTCTGCTAACCTTGATTTTATTATATTTACGCCATTTTGTGTACTATCTTCTTCTACCCATGCACAAACATTATTGTGTGTGATTTCCTTGAAAACTGGCATGGGAATACGAGGTCTAATATTCCACCAACCCTCAGTTTCCACTTTAAAGTCGCCATCAGTAAGCGTACAAGTGTAATAAACCTTGGTAATTTGCTCGTTTTCAGCTTCAATATCGTTGATAGTCCAATCGTAGGTCATGCAATATTCCCTATGTTTGTTGTCCCAAGATCGGTAAACTGGAAGTTTGAGCCTAGCAAAGACGTTACAGTTCCCGCAGAATCTGTCACCAAGAGCTGAAGTCTCATGTTTGCTGACGGAATTATGTCCCCCTCAATGAACGCTGAATAACTTGTTGCGTCCAATAGTCCAAAAGATACAGGAAACGTAGAAGTCGCTGCAGCTACTGCGTAAGAATTGTAAATAGCAGATGTTCCGTTATTTACCTGAATTAACTGCATATTTGCGTTAAAAATAGTGAAATTGGACGTTGCTGAGTTAGAAAATGATACTGTAATCGTTCCAGCAGTCGCTTTTGTAAATAGCAAACTGTACCTAAATTTGTACAAATGTCCTGACAATAGCTCTGGTCTGACAGTAGACGTAAAGAATTGACCGCCAGATGCCACAGTTGCGCTAGATGCCAATTGTGCGACTTGACTTGCGTTTATGATCTGTCTGCCAGAACCAGTCGTTGTGTTACCTGT